TTCAAGGAGTATGCTAGAGTCGGTGTTTCCATCGCGATTGGGTCGGATTTCATTCCTATCCAAAGACGAAGAACACTCCCTGGCACTCTAATTCCGAAAGATCTGAAAATGCTGATTGAATGTCTAAAAGGATCAATCATGGACAGAAGGTTAGCATTAACATGTCTCAATCTCGTCAGGATCATACACCTCCCAGTTAGTAAGGATTTGACATCCATTACCAATCAGGGGGCTATGATTCCTTCCGATCTCGAAGAATCTTTCAAAACCTTTGTGCGAGAGAAATGTACCTCGAAATGGTTTAGAACTGAAACCCCTGTTCAGGGTAAGTATGATCAAAACTTTGGACACATAACATCAAAGAATGGACCAAATGGCCCTAGTGTGAAAACCTTCCATAAGGATACCATTGCTCTCTTACGAGATCCAAAATTATTTGAAAGTGTATTGTCGATGTTAAAGATTTTCCAACCAATACTCGCGGATAACCTAGAAAGTGCACAAAAGATGGTAACTGATCTTGACAAGTTTCCATCAGACTACATCCACTCGAGAGTTTCACAACTCTCTGAGGGAGGTGGTAAGACAAGAAACATTGCCATAATCGATTACTGGTCTCAAAATGCGCTTTTAGGTATCCATGACATATTGATGAGAAAACTTAGAAATGTCAAAACAGATGCAACATATAACCAAGAGAGTGGGTTTTCTCGAGTAATCGAGTTAGCCCAAACTCAGGGTGTATGTTACTCCTTTGACCTTTCTAATGCTACAGACAGGTTCCCATTAAGTTTTCAAACATTTGTTATCAAGCAAATGTTTGGAGAAGTAATAGGTTCCCTATGGAGCACAATAATTGCCGACCGTACATTCTCAAGTTCTTATGGACCCGTGAGATGGGCAGTTGGTCAACCTCTGGGAAGTCTTTCATCTTGGGGAACATTTGCATTTACACATCACCTCTTTGTGAAGTGGTGTGCGAATGACCCAAAATTTGACAAATATGTGATCCTAGGTGATGACATAGCTATCCTGGACAGCTCCGTTGCCGAAGTCTACCAAACTAGAATGAACCAGATAGGTGTGGGTATCAACAAATCAAAATCGTTCATTGCCAAGAACAAACCCCTTTACGGGGAGTTTGCTAAGAGAACATTCACTGGAACCTCAGAAACAACTGGGATTCCTATGGATCTTCTCCTTCAATGTTCGACAACAATTTATATGATACCGGACCTTCTGAGTTTCATTTCTAAGAGATGGAATATCGGATTAATTAGTTCAGAGATTTATGCCCCGTCGGCTTTCACCCAGATTAGTAAGAAGGGTAGGGATTTATTAGCAATAGTATTATCCTTTAGGAACGCTATGGAGGCCAGTGTAAACACTGGGTTTCCATGGTGTTCC